TACTAGCAGATTCTGCTGCAAACGCTGCAGCTGCCGATGGAGCTGGTATTACAATTAATGGTGCAAGTGCTTCATTAACCTATGCTGCATCAGGCGACAAATTCGTATTTAATAAACCGTTTCAAGGTCAGTATCTTGGCTTTGACTCAGACTTTGACTCTGCATTAGGAACTAAGTCAACAAGTAACTTAAGTGAAGGAAATAACTTATATTATACTACTGCACGTGCCGATAGCGATGCTAAAGCATCATTACTGGCAATTGATGCGGGAGGAGATGGTTCTTTTACTTATGACTCTTCATCAGGAGTAATGACTTATACAGGTCCGAGTGCAAGTGAAGTAAGGGCACACTTCTCAGCCGGAGAAGGTATTGATATATCTTCAGGCGCTATATCAGGAGAAGATGCTACGACTTCAAATAAAGGTATTGCATCATTCAATACCGAACATTTTTCTGTAACATCTGGTGCCGTAAGCATTAAAGCAGACGGAATAGATGATACGCATATCGATTTTGGTACTGGGACAAATCAAGTAAGTACTGCTGATATTCCAGAACAAACAAACTTATATTACACTGTTGCAAGAAGCGATTCTGATTTCGATAAGAACTTAGACTCGGCCTCGACTGACAAACTTTCAGAAGGTACTACTAATCTTTATTATACAACAGCTCGTGCTGATAGTGATGCTAAAGCTTCATTACTTGCAATAGATGCTGGTGGAGACGGATCATTTACATATGATTCAGCTTCAGGTGTAATGACATACACAGGACCAAGTGCTTCTGAAGTTCGTGCTCATATTACCGCAAACAAAGGTGTAAGTATTACATCAGGTGAGATTAATATTGACTCTGCAAATATTCGTGGAATGTTTTCAGGGAGTGGAGACATATCATATAATTCGGGTACTGGCGCATTTAGTTTAGACGTTGAAACTGTCTACACTGCTGATAACTTTGATAGTGACTACATCTTAGCAAAAGATTCTGCTAATACGGCCATTGAAAGAAACAAACATATTGACTCAGCTGAGTTCACAGTAACAGTTGCAACAAAAACATCTGACCATGTTTATGAAGGGTCTGGTAGTTCAAGTGGTTATGTAATTGATGGAACTCAATCACCAGTTATTCAATTACAAATTGGAAGGACTTATCAGTTTAATCTAGGTTCAAGTGACATGTCAAGTCACCCATTTAGATTTTATTATGATGCAGCAAAAACTACGCAGTATACTACTAACGTTACTACTGGAGCAACATTTGCAAGAATCTTAATAACTGAAGCCACACCACCAGTATTACATTATCAGTGTTCAGCTCATGGTTATATGGGTCATGCTCTCGTAATTGGAACACGTAACTTAACAGGGTTTACAACTAACAATTTAACTGAAGGTGGTAGTAACTTATATTATACTGATGCAAGAGTGGCAAGTTATCTTGCGGCTGGTGAAGGTATCGATGTTTCAGGTGGTACTATCTCAGGTGAAGATGCAACAACATCTAATAAAGGTATAGCATCTTTTAGTAGTGATCACTTTGATGTCTCATCAGGTGCAGTTACGCTGAAAGCTGATGGTATTGATGACACTCATATTGACTTTGGAACAGGTACAAATCAAGTTAGTACTGCAGACGTTCCGGAACAAACAAATCTTTATTATACAGATGCAAGAGTAACAAGTCTCGTTGACTCAGCTTACATAATTGCAAGAACTCCAGCAAGCACAGATTCTGCTACTACTCAGGCAATGATTGATTCAAACTTTGCTAATAGTGTTATATTTTCTGGAGACGTTGCATTTGATTCTGCTGGTGGTATATTATTTGATAAATCTGATAAAGCTCTCGAATTTGGTGATGATCACAAAGCAAGTTTTGGTACTGGTGGTGATTTAGTTATTAGACACAACTCGTCAAATAACACTTCTTATATTGAAGAAGCTGGCACTGGCGATTTAGTTATTAAAGGACATGACGTTTATATACAGAACGCAGCTGGAACAGAGAATATGGCGGTTTTCGTCGAAGATGGTGGTGTTCAGTTAAAGTTTAACAATGGCACAAAGTTACAAACTACTGATTCTGGTGTAAACGTAACTGGTGAGATTATTGCAGATTCTGCAGTAATTGGCGGATTAAGATTTCCAAAGTCAGATGGTTTAGCTAATCATGTCATTAGAACAGATGGTAGCGGTAATTTATCATTTGCATCAGTAACAGCATTAAGTGGAAACATCGATTCTGCCGCCGTGGTAGTACTAGTTGATTCGGCTTATGTTCAGGCACGAACAGCTGCAGGTACAGATTCAGCAGCTACACAGGCGATGATTGATTCCTCTATAGGATTTCAAGTTGACTCAGCTTATGTACAAGCAAGACAATCTGCTGTAGGAATTACAGTTCAAGAAGAAGGTAGTTCATTATCAACTGCTGGCACAACACTAAACTTTGTAGGTTCAAATGTCACTGCAACTGGATCAGGCGCTACTAAAACTATTACAATAACTGGTGGTAGTGGATCAACCGGTATAATCAATAACGTTAAAGCAAATACTTTTACAGGTGATGCCACCACAAAGACATTTGCGTTATCAAATGCACCTGCTGATTCTGATGATGTACTGGTATTTGTAAATGGAGTATTACAACATACTAATACTTATAGCATATCAGGACTTAATTTAACACTTGATTCTGCACCAGATTCTGCAAGTGAGATTGAGACAAGAACACACCTATTACAATCTGCAAACTTAGTATTAAGAGATCATAAGTCATATGTCTACACTTTAAGTACAACTACTGACTCAGTAAGTGGTGCTGATTCGGCAGGAACAGCCCTAGCATACGATGTAGGTAAGGTTGACGTGTTTGCTAACGGTTCAAGATTAGTAACAGGAAAAGACTTTACTGCAACAAATGGTACATCAATTGTATTTGACTCAGCTTTCTCATCTGGGAATGTTATTGAAGTCGTAAGTCATGCTAAAGCATCAACCGCAGAATTAAATGGTGTACTATCAATTGACTCTGATCTAACATCATCAAGTGCCAATCAAATTATATATACTTACGCAGCGGCAAATCATAGAACATTAAAATTTACTGCACAAATAGAACACGATGGAAGTTCAAGTTATCATGCTGAAGAAGTTTTATTAACTCATAATGACTCTGATGTTGCGATGACTACGTACGCACAAGTATTACTTGACTCGAACTTAGGAACGTTTGATGCAGATATAAATAGTGGTAACGTTAGGTTAAAGTTTTCACCAGCGAAAACAAATACCAGTATTAAATTAAGAGCGATAAGGACTCCGGCATAATGTCAACAAAGATAAGACCATTTAATTTACATACTTCAGTGGATAGTCACGTTAAGGGACTTATTGACTCTGATTATATTCAGGCAAGACAGACAGCTGGCACTGACTCTGCTGCGACACAGGGCATGATAGATTCGGCAATTGGGTTTCAGGTTGATTCTGCTTATATTGCTTTACGACAAGATGCTGCAGACTCAGCCAGTATAAATACAATTATAACAACGACAACAATTACTGGAAAGATTGCAGCAGATTTGAGAACTAATCCAAAGAATTTATCAAGAAGTCACACCATCGATTCAAACAGCAATGGATTATTAGTAGGTCCATTTAATGTGGATTCGGGTGTAACGATAACAGTTAATGGAACATTGATGGTGGTATAATGGGTGATATAAGAGTAAATACGGTAAAAACTGATACACTTCAAGGAAGCTCTGGCACAACAGTAAGTTTAGCGGCTGGACATACTCCTGCAGGATTCGTGCCGGCTGGAGGAATTTTACAAACTTTACATAGTGAAAGTACATCTTCAGTTTCGAGTACTAGTACATCATATGCCGATACTGGATTTAATTTAAGTATAACACCAAGTTCAACATCAAGTAAAATTCTAATATATTTTGAGTTTGGTAACTATTTTTTTGGTAGTAGTGCTTCAACTGAAGTAGGTGCGGCTTATAAATTTGTAAGAGATAGCACGGACATAAAAGCATTTGAGGATTCTAATGGATATACGATAAAAGATGAAAGATCTGCAAATACTTATTGGAATGTATTTAGAGTAGGTTTAACACATCTTGACTCGCCAAGCACAACTTCAGCAGTAAATTATAAATTGCAATATGCAAGAAAAATCGGTGGTACTCTGACTATTAAAGGTGTTACTAAAATTATATTACAGGAGATCGCCGGATGACGAGTACACTTGGAATAAAAAAGATACAATATCCAAACGGAACCGATATACTTACGTTGGATTCAAGCGGAAGCTTAGCTATCGGTAGTGATTTAACAGTAGATACAAACACTCTTCATGTCGATGCATCAAACAATAGAGTTGGAGTAGGAAGCACCTCACCTTTAAAAGCATTACATGTTCAAGGTGCTAGTGAAGCCGATATATTTTTACGCAGAGAAGACCTAACCAACAAATCATGGATGTTAAATGTTCAATCCTCAACTGGTGACTTAAACGTTAAATCGAGAAATGATGATGGTTCAGTTATCGCTACTTCATTTATAGCTCATCAAAGTGGCTATTTAACTAAACCTAATCTCCCTTCTTTTTTAACTTATGGTACACCAAGCACAACATCTGTTGGATCAAATCATCATTACTTCCATAGTTTTGGCAATGGCGGTGAAAGTTATAATAATGGTAGTCACTATGATAATGCTTCTGGCAAATTTACAGCTCCAGTAGCAGGTAGATATGCATTTGGATTTTCAGTATGGCGCGCTCAAGCATATTCTGGTGGCGATCAGCTTATATACATTAATAAAAATAGTTATGCAAGTGGAGGAGCATATGTTGGTTCCAACGCAAGTGGCAGTCAGTACGATCAAATTGAAGTTCATTTAACGTACAATATGGCAGCAAATGATTGGGTAGCACCGGGTTTATATTACACTGGAACTTTTAGTATTCAAGGATCAACACCAAGAAATTATTTTTACGGTTATTTGATAGGATAAATAAAATTATAATTAACTCAAGTTTAGGAGAAATAAATGCCAAATATTACTGTAGCTCTTACTGATACACAGAATAAGTGTATGGAGTATACTGCGGCTGATGTTCAAGAATGGGCTGATAATGCACTTCACAATCGTGCCAGAATTTCACAAGAAGAAATAATTGCTAAGTTAGTTATTCATTGTAATGAAAAGAGTATAAGTATAGCTACTGGAGTTGATGCACAAATTGCACAAGCTTACGCTCTAGGCGTGGTAAAAACCGCAAAGCAGCGCGCTGATGAAATGGAAGCATAATGAGTACGATAGGTGTAAAAGCAATACAATACCCTGACGGTGATTCTGCTTCACCAGCAGTTTTAGTTACAGGTGGTAAGGGTATCAAACAAAGTTTTGCAATAAATTATGCAAACTTAGGTGTAAACGTCACTATCGATTCTGCAGAACGTGCAATGGTGGTAGGACCTTACAGTTTAGATTCAGATGTGAATTTAAAAATTAATGGAGTGTTAACAGTAGTATGACAAGTATTTTAGGAACACAGAGTATACAACATCCGAATGGAACGACTGCTATGACGATTGACAGTACTGGTAGAATATTAACTCCAGCAAGACCAGCATTTCGTGTTGAAAAAAGAGCAAGTAATCAAAGTTTATCTGATAGTACAACTACTACAATAACTTTTGAACATGAAGTATTTGATATAGGTGGTAACTTTGCGAGTAATAAGTTTACTGCTCCAATTGCAGGAATATATCATTTTAACTCATTGATAAGAGCAGTAGCAAATAGTGGAACTATGGATTACTTTATAATGTACTTATATAAAAATGGTTCACTTCATTCAGATATGTTTCAGATGCAAACCTCAGCAAACAATATGTTAAATAGTCATTTAGGTGGAAGCGTCACTATTCAATTAGCTGTAGACGATTACGTAGAAATACGAGTACAAATTTCAGGGACAAGCCCAGTTGTTCATGCACATGCTAGTGGAGAAAGAACTTGGTTTAGTGGATTTTTAGTAGGATAAGAAATGGTAAGTATATTAAAAACAGATAAGATACAGGCAAGTCACGGTAGTACTATTGAGATACCGAGTGGACACACTTTGCATCAACCGGGTATGATATTACAGACACAAGTAGGGCAATTTCAAGAAGGTATAGGTGGTCATACTAGAGTTGAAACAACTTCTCAAAGTCCAACAGCAACTAATATTCTTGTAACAATAACACCTAAGTTTTCAACAAGTAAGTTACTGGTTAACTTTAATGGACAAGGCGCTTATAATAGTGCTATAGCTGGTAATGCGATAGAATTATACTTATATAGAAGTGTCGGTGGAGCTGGGTTTGCTGCAGCTGATTTAGACTCAGGAAAAGTTACTAATTATGGTGCTTATTGTAATGATACTACTGGTATTCTTACTCATATGGCTTTTAGTTGGCTCGATAATCCAGCTACTACAAGTGCCGTTATATACAAAATTTATATTGCTTCAGCGAATGGAGGTGGGAATGTTAAATTTGGTTCCAATACAAATGATTTAAAATTTTTAAGTGTTATGGAGATCGCACAGTGAGTAAGATTGAAGTAAATGAAATAGCCGGAAGAAGTGGCACATCTATAAGTGTTGCTAGTGGACATAAAATAACTGGAGCTGCAAGTTCTATAATAGCACCCGGTATGGTGATTCAAACTGTGCAATTTAGTAGCGCTACTTATCAAGCAACCACTTCTACATCTTTTGTTAATTATAGTCCTACTAATGCAACGATTACTCCTTCAAGCACTAGTAGTAAAATCTTAGTTCTATCTGCTCATAATACTGAAGTATATCAAAATAATAGCCAAGATGCTCAAGGAAGATTTGTAATATACAGAGATGGTTCAGCTATTACAGGCGAAAATTATATAAGACATTATGATTATGGTGGCTCTGGACATTTAGGAGTTACAAATACTGTAATAAATTTTTTAGACTCACCGAGTTCAACTAGCTCAGAATCATATCAATTATATATGAAAAAGGTATCTGGAGATAGCACAGCTGTTTTATCAGGATCCATAACTTTAATGGAGATCGCACAATGACAGGTATAGTTAAAACAGATCAAATACAAGGTGCACAAGGTACCACTGTAACTGTACCAACAGGTCATACTCTTGCAGTGACTAATAACGCAACCGTAGGTGGAACACTTGGAGTAACAGGAAACGCGACTGCAGGAGGTACATTAGGCGTAACAGGAAATACTACAGTCGGTGGAACATTAGTCAATACTGGTTTAATTACAGCATCTGCTGGTGTAGCAATCGGAGGTACAGGTTCGGCAAATACGTTGGACGATTATGAAGAAGGCACTTGGCAACCAAGTTTCACTAATATGAATAGTAGTTCAACTAAAGGTACTTACACAAAAGTAGGCAGACTTGTTTCTTGCAATTTTGAATTACAAGCTAATGGGTCAAATTCTTCTGTAAATGTAACTGGAGTGCCTTTTGCTATGTTAGTTGCTGCTAATGGTGACCGCGGTGGTGGAATTGTAACATATCACAATAGAAATACTACGGAAGCGTGGCAAGTAATACCTGTTAGTTCAAGTGCGTTTAATCTTTATCATGGTGCAGCTTCAAGAACTATTACTAGTTCAGAAACTGTGATTGGTACTTTTTCTTTTTTTACAACATCATAAGGTATTATAGGATTATAAAAGAAGAGAAATAACTTTATACCTCTAGTGGATTCTAGAGGCAGACAAAAGGAGAAAAAAAAATGGTATTAGCTAAAACAACAGAAAATGATAAAATTGAAATCGTTAACAAATGGAACATTCAAGTACGTACCGCGACAATAATTAAAGAAGACGGCACTGAAATATCAAGAAGCTATCACAGGCATGTGTTGCAGCCTTTTACTTCAAAAAAAGATGGTGATACATGGACTCATACTGCGACTGATATCTCAAAAGAAGATGCAGACGTTCAGGCAATCTGTAATGCGGCATGGACTGACTCTGTTAAAGCGGAGTACAAGACTTTTACGGAAGCGCAAACCATACTATAAGGTATAAATAGTAATATGACAAAAGCAAGAGAATTAGCAGAATTAGGAAAAGCAGTATCAGTACACGACAATCGAGTTGACTTTGATAGGAGTATACAGGTTCCTGGTCTTCTAGATTCGGCTCAAGTTTTAGTTTTATCTACTGATTCATCTGAAGTTACAACAATAGCCGATAACCAGGCACTGCTTAACTCGTTAATTTTTGGAGGTTAACAAATGGCGAATACGCTTAAAAATATATTAAGGACGCAATTAAGCACTGATTCTGCCACGCTTTATACATGTCCAAGTTCAACAAAAACAATCATTATTGGAATGTCTGCAGCAAATGTTTTACCAAATCAAAACGTCAACTTTAGCGCAGGTATTCAAGACTCTGCTGCAGCTACAGGACAAGTTGCGCATATAGTAAAAAATGCTACAGTCGCACCAGGCGGTACCGAAGTTGTTGTAGGTGGTGATCATAAAATTATAATGCAAACGGGTAATATAATTAAAGCCGTAGCATCAGATTCAGATTCATTAGATATAGTAATATCATTCGTGGAGCAAACATAACGTGTCAACACTAGGTCAAAAACCAGCAACTACACATGTGTCAACTGAAAAGCAATCTATTACGGGTAATGGTGGTACATCATATACTTTACAACAAAGTGTATCACAAGCTTCTGATATCGAGGTCTTTGTAAATAATACGAGACAAGAACCTACAGTAGCATATACGGCAAGCGGAACAACTTTAACCATGACGGGTGCAGTCAACTCATCAGATAGTTTTTATGTTATATTTCAAGGTAAAGCGATTCAAACTGCAGGATTACCGGTTGATGCTGCGATAACTGCATCAGCTATAACTGCATCAACTATGACTGTATCACAAAAACTTAATATTGTAGGAACAACAACTCCTCTGTCTTCTCCATCAGCAGGTGATCTATGGTTTAATAGTTCAACTTCTGTTGTAAGTGGGATAGCACCTAATGCTATGGCTGTTTATAATGGAACATCTTGGAATCAAATGAGTAATAAATTCTCAGGTACTGGTGGAACAGAAACAACATATACATCAGGTGGTATTACTTACAAAGTACATACATTTCTATCCTCATCTACATTTACTGTAAATAGTCTTGGTTCTTTTGATAGCCTTATTATTGCAGGTGGTGGTGGTGGAGGTGCTTCTGGTGGTTCTGGTTGGCAAGGTGGTCATGGTGGAGCAGGAGGATATATAACAACTTCTGGTTTTAGTTTAAATTTAGCACTTGGTAGCAACACAGTAACTGTAGGTGCTGGTGGTGCTTCTGCTAACAATGGAACAAATTCTGTACTTGGAAATCAAACAGCTATTGGTGGTGGTCATGGTGGACAAGGTGATTACCCCGGATCAGGAAACCCAGGTAATGCTGGTGGGTCTGGTGGTGGTGGTGGACAAGGTTACAATAGTCCAGGTCCTGGTGCCGGTGGCGCTGGAACTGCAGGACAAGGTTTTGCAGGTGCAGCGGCCACAAGTGCACCTTATGTTCCGGGAGGAGGAGGCGGCTCTAGTGGTACTCCGTCAACTGGTGGAGGAGGTGGTCCGGGAACATCAAATTCAATAAGAACGGGTAGTGCAGTTACATATGCAGAAGGTGGTGGTGCTACTACCGGAGCAGGTGGAGCTAATACTGGTACTGGTGGACAAAATCTTACAGCAGGTGGTTCAGGAATAGTAATCATTCGTTACGCAATTTAATAGGATACGATATGGCACATTATGCAAAAGTAGAAAATAGTATTGTCACTCAAGTTATAGTAGCAGAAGCAGAGTTCTTTGATACATTCGTAGATACATCTCCGGGTGAGTGGATTCAAACTTCATACAATACATTAGGTGGAGTTCATGCAAATGGTAAAACTCCTTTAAGAAAGAATTTTGCAGGAATAGGATGCACTTACGATAAAGACAGAGATGCTTTTATTCCATCTCAACCTTATCCATCTTGGAAATTAGTAGAAGACACTTGTCAATGGAACTCACCTATTGCATACCCTGATGATGGTAAAAAGTATTATTGGGATGAAGATGTATACCAAGCAGATAATAGTAAAGGTTGGATATTAAATGAGTAGCTTAACAGTTCAAAATATACAGGGTTCGGCGAGTAGTAGTAATACTATAAACGTTGTGAGTGGCCACAAATTAAGTGGAGCTGCAGGGTCTATTGTAGCACCAGGTCAAGTTATACAAGTAGTACAAGGCCTATATACATCAGCTAATTCTTTTAGTGGTTCAACTTTTCAAAACACTGGATGTCAAGTTAATATAACTCCAACATCTACTTCTTCAAAAATCCTTATAAATGCACAATTACAGATGGGTTATCCTTCTCAAAATTATGGTGCAACACTCACTTTTTTAAGGGATTCTACTAATTTAGCACCTGATGCAGGTAGAGACGGATTTGCTCATATAGGTGATTCAACTGGTGGAAATCAAAGACTATATCAGATGTTAATGATTAGTATGCAGTATTTAGACTCACCTAGTTCAACGAGTCAAATAACATATAGTGTAGGAATTTCAATGGATGGAGGTACTGGTTATTTTAATAGAAATAGAAATAATGATGCTGGAAGTAAAGGAACATCTAATATTATTGTTCAGGAGATTGCAGGATGAGTACTCTCGGTAAGTCTCCACAGTTTGGTATATATCAAAGAATGGATGCAATCGCTGGTACGAGTGATTCATCATATACACTTAAGATCAATACAATACCGCAACCAAACTTTATTGCGGAACAATTAATAGTATCAGTTAATGGTGTAATACAATCACCTAACTCGGCATATACTGTAAATGGAAGTGTTATAACATTTTCAGAAGCTATTGATTCTACAGATGCAATTGATTTTATAACTGCAATGGGACATGCACATAGCACAAGTACAGTTTCAGATAATGTGATAACTGCATCTAAGTTGAATGATGCTATAGCGATTACGAATACGCCAGTAAGAAAGAATACAAATAGAATACAGACAGGATTTACTTTAGACTCAAATGATAATGCGGTAGTAGGTGGACCAATAACGATTGACTCAGGAGTTTCAGTAGTCATTAACGGATCAATGTCGATAGTTTAGGAGAAGACATGGCATTAACAAGAGTAAAAAAAGTTCCAACTGCTAATTTAGTTCAAGGTAGTAGCTTTTTAACTTCAGTTGCTACTAGTAATATGCCTGCTGGTAGTATTATACAAACACAACACGTAAAGACCAATACAAAAACAACTACTACAAGTAGTACCATGGGAGATGTTACCAATTTAACTTTAAGTTTTACTCCACTATTAGCTAGTAGTACTTTAAAAATAACAGCTTATGTAGCATTTAAAAATCAAAGAACAAGCGCTAATTATGCAGGTGGATCATATCACATAGTACATGATGGAACTCATGTAGATGCTACTCCCGCCGAATATGAACACTTTAATCAATTTCATGGTGGATCAGTAACAGAAGCTAATAACTATTCAAGATCAGCTAAAGTAGGTTTTGTAGCGGCAAGTAATACAAATGCAAGAACGATTAAAGTTCAACTAAGAAGTTATAGTTCATCTAGTGTTAGTATAAACTGGGCTTCTTCATTTTATTCATTTATAGTAGTTGAAGAGGTAAAAGGTTAAACTTGTATAAATAGAATTATAACACATTGGGGAGAGTGAACCGGTGGCTACACAAAAAGATTTTGTCGTAAAAAACGGCATAATAGTCAATCAAAATATTACAATCAATGGTAAAGCACACGACCGAATACTTGATTCAGCTGACGTGTTAGTTGTATCTCCACTTGGAGATCCTGCAGGTACAGCTGTAGCATTAGCAATTGCGTTAGGATAAAATATGGCAAATGTATTTAAATTAGAAACAAAGAAAGATATTGGAACTGCAGATTCAGCTGTGTACACGTGTCCAGGTGGAACTGCTACTACTATTATAGGAATGAATCTTGCTAATAAAACATCTTCTGCAATAACAGCTGATGTAACAATATTAAATAACGGTGGTGATAGTTGCTTCTTAGTTAAAGATGCTCCTATTCCAATTGGTAGTTCTTTAGTTGCAGTAGGTGGAGATCAAAAGGTCGTGATGAATGCAGCAGATATTATTAAGGTGAGTTCAAGTGCGGCTACTTCAATTGACGTGGCGCTGAGTATTTTGGAGATTACATAATGGCAGGCACGTTAAGTGTTCAAAAGATTCAAGGATTAGCAACTTCTGCTACACCTACTACTGTAGAGATAGCGAGTGGACATGTATTAAATGCACCAGGGCATGTAATACAAACTGTGTCAAGCACTTTAACAAGTACTGCTACTGGCACTGGTACTTCGATAGTTGATACAGGTTTGACTGCAACTATTACTCCTAGTTCAACTAGTAGTAAAATTTATGTCAACGGTTACATCTCAATAGGCACTCAAGCATATTCGGTTTATTGTTGGTTAGTCAGAGGAAGCACACAAATTCTTAAAGGAGACGCTGCTAGCAATAGACCAACCGTAACAATCACTACTAGTGGTGAAGGTGGTCTTACTCAAGACATATACGCCATGCACCCACTTCCCTTTTCATACTTAGATTCTCCGAATACTACAAGTGCTACTACGTATAAGATACAAATAAGACAATACGGAACACAAGCTTGGTACGTCAATAGAACTCATAGTGATAGAGATAATGCAGACTATGAAGCAAGAGGAACGTCGGTGATAACTCTTCAGGAGATCGCACAATGAGCCGTGTAGTCGTAAATGAGATCGAGGCAAAAGTCGGCAATGATGTTAAGTTTAATAGTAATATAGCAAATCCTACTACTGTAAAAGGTGAGGGTACTGCAACAACTAATTTGCAACAAGGGTTGGTAAAATACTGGGTTTTTTTTCGCAATATGTCAATATTAGATAGTTTTAATTCTGCTAGTTTTACTGACAATGGAACTGGTGATGCTACTTTAACTATTACTAATGTTATGGGTAATATAAATTATGGTGTAAATCATGGTGCTGATGGTGGTGCTGGAACAGATGGTTCTATACGTTACATTGAAGGAATGGATGGAACAACTGCAAAAACAGCAACAGCTTATCGTACTAGATGTGGATATTTTACTGCTGATGCTTTTGTAAAATTTGATGATGGTGATAATACAGCGTCTTTTGTAGGAGATTTAGCATAATGGCATACTTAGGATCAAATGCAAATCAGAGTGTTGAACTAAGAAGTACAAGATTTAGATTTACTGCATCTGAAGGCCAAACAGCTTTTACTGGTAATGATGCTAACGGTGTTTCATTAACTGCAATTGATAGTTCAAGTCATGTATTCTTAAATGGTGCAAGATTATCACCTGACGGAGACTTTACGACAACAGGTACTAATATCGTATTATCAGTGGCAGCATACTTAAATGATATTCTTGAAGTTCATGAAGTTACACAGGTTCACGTTACCGACGTAGGTGGCGCGGCTAAGAGATCTGGTGATATATTTACAGGTGGAGTTACTGCTCCAACGATAACGTTAAATGATGCATCACAACCTACAGGAAGTCAGGCAGTGAAATATAGTAACGCACCTTGGTTAGGAACGAATTCAATAATAAGAACAAACGCAAATAATATTGCAGAAAATATTACGGTTGACTCTGCGACTAATGGTATGAGTGCAGGACCGATACAAATTGACTCAGGATTTACAGTAACAGTCAACGGTGAATGGAGTATAGTATGAGTACGTTAAAGACAAATACAATACAGGCAGCGACTGGAAGTACAGTAAATGTTGCGAGTGGACATAAGCTAAGTGGAGCTGCAGGATCTATAGTTGCACCGGGACAGGTGATACAAGTTGTTTCTGGAACACATGCTACTGAAACTTCATTTACATCTTCAAGTTTTTTTTCAAGTTCAACGGCGGTAACGATAACTCCTACTTCAACATCTAGTAAAATTTTTGTATCCGCTGTAGTTCCAGTTCAGAGCGCAACTTCGGGAATTATTATCTATACATTATATAGAGGTTCAACTAATTTAGGAAATAGCACTTATGGCATGGGTAGATTTTATGATAACAATAATAGAGACGCAAATGCAACTATGATTATTTTAGATTCACCATCAACTACTAGCGCGACAACTTATGCAGTATACATGTTAGCTTCGGGCGGAGGAACTCATTATCATAATATAGCTAATGAGCCATCACATATTATTGCTCAGGAGATCGCACAATGACGACAAAAGTAAAATCTTCAGGTTTAGGTAATAATATAATTACTACTAGTCATTTGCACACAAACTTTGACTTAGACTCATCAAATATTGCTGCAAATGCTATTGGTCCTTCAGAATTAAATCTTACAAAAAATTATACTTTTACTGGCACAGTTGCTGGCGCTGGAGACGCTATTTTAAAAGGTTCTATCGTAGCTTATGCTGGAAGTTCAGTTCCTACTGGTTATTTATCCTGTGATGGTTCTGCGATTTCAAGAAGCACATATGCTGATTTATACTCAGCCATTGGAACAACTTGGGGCGCTGGTGATGGTTCAAGCACATTTAATGTTCCTGATTTAAGAGCAATGTTTCTTAGAGGTACTGGTACACATGGTACAGCTAACATGGCAAAGGGTACAGACTTTTCTGCACCAGCTGTAGGTACTATTGAAAATGATCAAATGCAAGATCACAAACACGAAACAATAATGAGTCCGGGTACTTCTTATCAGGGTTATTCATCATATGCGATTGGTAATCATGCTTACAGCACAACATATAATTTTACTACTACTGCACCGCTAGAAATAAACTCTCAAGGTACTCCTAGAACTGGAGACGAGACAAGACCAGTTAATGCTGCCGTGTTATACATAATAAAAACGTAGAGGTTATAATGAGTTCAGAAACAGAATTACAATTACTAAGAGCAAATAGAAATGCTAGGCTGATAAACTCAGATTGGACGCAATTACCTGATACAAAATTAACTGATTCTAAAAAGGCTGAATGGATAACTTATAGACAATCATTAAGAGATATAACAAAGACATACACAAGCATGAATGATGAAGGATTTGCTTTTCCTGAGGAGCCTAGTTGATTATGAATGTAGATAAAGAACAATTATGGGCGACACCTTACTTTTATAGTATTGAAAAAATTAATTTTGAAGTAGATATTGTTAAATGGATTTTAGAAAAATCTAAAAAAGAATTATCTGTTTTTAAGTCTAATGTTGGTGGTTGGCAAAGTAATATACAAAATAATAAGACAGAGTTAAGTCCATTAATAAGTTATATTAATAGTTTTTGTAAAAACATAAATTTAGGAATACAACAGATAGATATACCAGAAATTTGGATTAATGTAAATAAAAAAAATGATTGGAACACAATCCATCAACACGGTGGTTATACTTTTTCTGGAGTTTATTATGTCAAAACACCTAAAGATTGTGGAAGATTAGCTTTTAGAGATCCTAGACCGGGAGCTATATCTAATTCATTCTTAGTTGATAGGTATGATAATGGTGAATTAAGATATGTTAATATTAAAGAAGGTTTATTTTTATTGTTTCCTTCTTACTTAGAACATTTTGTTGAACCTAATAATAGTAAAGAAGAAAGAATATCTATGAGTTTTAATTTAAACGTTATTTAAGGAAGTTAGATGGCATATTTAGGTAGAGCACCAAATTTTGGAGAGTTTAAGAAAGTCGATGTTTCGTCTTGGGTGTTTAACGCATCAACTGTTTCTTTTCCTCTTGGACATCAAGCTGGTGATGTTAATCAACTTATAGTATCATTAAATGGTGTTATACAAGAACCAACAAAAGATTTTATATTACAAGCGGGTGGTAATAATTTAGTATTTACAACTGCTCCAGATTCAAATGACTCATGTTTTGCGATATCTATAGGCGGAAATGCTGGTGATGCAGTAGGAACAGGAAGTATTACAGAAGACAAGCTCGCGGCAAACTTAAAAACATTTGATGAATTTACAAGAATATTTCAAGGTGAGTCAGATAGTTGTACATTATCATTTACACCATCAGCAAAAGGTGCTTTATTAGTTTCAATAGATGGTGTAATACAAGCACAGAATAACTTTACTCTAAGTGGCGATACTATATCTTTTGACTCAGCACTTGATTCAGACTCAATATTAAGAGTTGTAGATCTTGGAATTAAAAGTGCAGTATTTGTACCAGTCGATGGATCGGTAACATCAGGAAAACTGGCAGATGCATCTGTAAAAGTTTCAAATCTTGATTCATCAATAGTAATAAATAATGTGCCAATACGAGTTAATACACAAAACATTATAAGTAGTATTACAGTAGATTCAGGAAAGAACGCATCAGTGATAGGACCAATAACAATAGACTCAGGAGTTAACATAACAGTTAACGGAAACTTTACGGTGATATAATGGCAGGAATAGTAGGACTTACAGAATTACAACACACTAATGCAACAAGTGCTTTGTCTATTGATGAAAGTGGCAATTTAACTGTAAAAACAGGTACAACTATAGTAAAAGGTGAAGGTACTGCCACAACTAACCTACAACAAGGGTTGGCGAAGGCATGGGCTAGTTTTAATGGTAGCAGTGATGCTATTGGAGATTCATTTAATACTTCTGGTATAACAGATAATGGGTCAGCAGACTATAGTGTAGGATTTACCACTAATATGGGAAATGCAAATTATTCAATGTATCAATGTGGTGGTTATTCTGGTAACTCTGGCTATACTGCTATGA